GTATTATTACTAGCTGTTGTATTTTCCCTTAAACAGTCCGATCCAACTGCGGTATTAGATGCTCCAGTCGTATTTTTTTCTAAACCATGATGGCCTACCGCAGTATTAAAACTTGCTGTAGTGTTACTTTGTAAGGATTCATTACCAATAGCTGTGTTACTTGCTCCAGTTGTGTTGAGCTTTAAAGCTACATTTCCAACAGCCGTATTTTGACTAGCAGTCGTATTAGCGTCTAAAGCATTAAGACCAACTGCTACGTTTGAACCACCAGTTGTGTTTGCTTGTAAAGCTGCTGCACCTACAGCCGTATTGCTACTAGCGGTGGTGTTTGCTGTTAAGGCTAAATAACCCACTGCTACGTTTTGACTACCTTCCGTATTAGCGTCTAGTGATTGCCTACCTAAAGCTGTATTGTTGCTACCTGTTGTGACTGACGCCATTGCATTAGAGCCTAAACCACTATTACCAGCACCAGAAGTAAGTGCCGTCAAAACAGAATTACCTATCGCTGTGTTATGTCCACCAGATAAAGAACCTGAATCTAAAGCACTTTCTCCAAGAACAGTGTTAGCAGCAACAGAGTTTGCACCCTTACCAATATTTACAGAATTTATTGTCGCATCAGCACTAGAAGTTACACCACCAGTAAGTGTTCTTAAATCAATCCAGCCATCATTTGCTGAATTACGCATTTTTAATAAATTATTTCCTGTATCTGCCCAAAATGTATATGCTTTTCTATATGCTGGCTCGGCAGCACCACTATTCATTGTTAATATTGCATCTAATATATTATTTAAATCTCCACGGACATTGGCTCCTGTAGAATTTTCTACATCATAATCTGCATTACTAGGGCTGGTATTAGGTACTTGAGACATCGCTTAGTCCATTTTTTATTTAAGTATATCTTAATTCAACTCTAACTACCACGCCCAAATCCCGTTGCAGCATATTTGAAATTTCTATTAACAAAAGTCTCATTTCCAGAGGTATCTCTATTTTTTACATTAATAGTAAAACCTGTTGATGTAATACTTGGAATCGTAAAGAAATCACCAGCTTGTGCATTCTCAATAGTAATTCCAACAGAAGGTAATACACTATCTGCTGCAATATCTGTATTTGCTTGACCTGTAAAGAAACTATTAGTAAAAGTAACAGACTTAGTAGACGTTCCAGATGCTATTAAACCTCCAGTAGCTCCTGCATTACCAAGACTTGTTTCAGTTCTACTTTCAAGTTGTGCATTATAACCTAATTGATCTATTTCAATAGATTGTGCAGGATCATCGGAATCCATTTCACATCTAAATCTAAATCCTCTACCAATAAATGTTCCATTAACAAAAGTACTGAATTTAGTAAATCCTGCCCCAAGAGTACAGTTACTACTTGATATTGTTGCACTAGATGATGCTGTGACAGTAAATGTACTATCAGTTGGTACTGATTGAACTTCAAAATATCCATCAGTTGCACCGCCACTTGTAAAATCAATATCTACAAACGTGCCAACAGCAAATCCGTGGCTAGTTTTTGTTACTGTTATTGTTGTTCCAGATTGCGTGTAGGTTGCTGAATCAGATGTGGCTGGATCGCTGTCAGTAGTTGCTACTAACAGTTTTGCGTTAACATCGAAAGCAGTAGCACCATCAAAGTCTTTCCAAGTATCTATATTTGCAGTCCGTTTATCTACTAAATCATTAGGATAAAAACCTTGACTTACAAGATGTCTCGTCAATCTCAATGGTTGTTTACCACCTAAATCCAGCTTGGAGGCAAAATCATAATGACCACCTGTAATATCAACAGCACCAAGAAAGTCAAAGTCAGCAATAGCATCAAAATCAGTTACACCATCTAATAGTTCAAGAGATCCAAGAACAAGTCCATTAACATCATCAGAGAAAAAACAATCTACTTTTTCGCCAGCAAAAGGAGTTGCATCAGTATCTTCTCTATCTGTAAATACAGTTAATTTAGGGAATGGATCTGGAGTGTTAACTATAACTGAAGTTTCTCCAGGGCTTAATCTGCCACCATCATCTCTAAACTTAAGAATATACTCTCCGTTAACTGCTGGCACAAGCGTTTCGCTAACCGATCCTGGCAATGCAGGGATAGCGTCAGTGGAGTTTGTAAATGTAGCCGTTCCATCGCTAATATTACTATGTCTAACGACTACGTTTCCACCATGCGTTACATCAATATCTGTAGCTTTATCAAAACGTAATCTAATAAACTGATCTGATACTGGTTCGACAACTAAATTAGAAACATTTTGTGGTAACGCAGTTTTTCCCTTTGCTTCAAATGTAATATTCGTTGATCTGGACGATATTACATTTTGAACATTGTATGACAATACTTGAATTGTATAAGTTCCTTTTCTGCTATTTACTATTTCAAAATCAGGTCTTGCTACTCTTTCACTAATGAAGTTGTCATTTTCAAATCTATAGTTAACCTGATATTCAGTAACACCAACTATAGGCTGCCAACTAATAATAATCTTTGATACAGCCTGATTATTAATAGGAAATATTCTTTCAACAGCAGTCAAACCGGTAGGTGGCTCTGCTGGTTCGTTTAGTTTGGAAACAACTCTAGCTGGTAACGCCTCGCCATCTTCAATAAACGCATATTTACCTTCAACATAAGATAAAGCTGTAATTGCATAATTTATTCCATCTTGCTCTTCTACTGTTATTACTCTAAATAGTTGAGATTGAGTAGTAACGTTAGATATAAGAAAAGGCGTATTAGCATTTGGAACGGAAGTAAAAGTGGATTGAGTGGTTTGAGTTCCGTCTGGATTGTTTTTTACAACACTATCAACAGTAATATTGGCTCCCGATACAGCAGAAATATCTCCTACCTCCATCGTTCCATCAGGCATAATAATAGATATTTTTGCATCTCCAGTTGGGTTGCCATTTCCATCCACAGCAAGATCAGTTGCAGAAGTATCATCAACAGTGACAACAGTTGTAGAAGCAGCACTTTTTAACCTACCTCCTCTTCTTACTCCTGCTCTTACTGGATCTTGAATTTCAATAATTGCACCTGGTCTTACTACCGCACCAGATTCAATAGAAGTTGCAAATGCAACAACTTCCGATTCGTTTTCTTCAGCGAATAGTATTGCTTTACCTAGTCTTTTAGCTTGACCTCTTGAAGTACAGGCAAATGCTTTTACTTGTTTTATGACAGTACCTAGTTTTGCTCTTCTTGCTACATCTGTAGCACTATCACTATCTCCAACTACTTCAAAGTCAACTTCTTGACTATCCATGTTGAAATATGAAACAGACACAACACTATGTCTTGTTTTTAAACTGCTACCAGAGTATGAAAAACCTTCTTCAGTAACATTAGATAAATTAAATAAATAACTAGGATCTGTAGGTTTATCTTGTGTAATTGTTATTGAACCAGCAGACCATATCGGCATACATCTCATTACACCTGATAAATCATTTATTAACTGGAACGCTTCTTTTGGACTTTGAATATTTACATTACAGCTAAATCTAGGTTCAGATGCTCCTTGTCCATCATCAACGAGAGTACTCGAAAATTTACTAGCATTTACAAAACTAAAAAGATCAAGTGAAGCATCTGTTATATGATCTCCAAATCCATATCTGCTTGTAGTTAAAAGATCAAGCAACACCATCGCAGGATCAGAACACCAAGTAGCTGCTCCCATTACTCCATTAAATATATAACCATCTGGATAATGAATAAAACCAAAACTACTTACAGTTCCAAGTCCTAGAGAATCTGCAACTGCTTGATTTGTAACAACAGTTGGAGTACCAGAACTATTAGCTCCTGCTCCTGGAATCCTTACTTTTATTCCTCTAATTCTAAATTTTCTATCAGGAATCGAACTAAATTGCATTGAATCCAAACGTAAAGCAGTGTAAGCACTGTTGTTATAAGTACGAGATTCTTCAATTATTTCGCTAAAACTTGTCCACTGAAAACTATCTTGAACGCTAGTGCTCGTAGCATCATCTGTAACTCTGCTTACTCTAATGTCTACTGGAAACTCCCCAGTTAACTGTACTCCGTAATCTCTTTGGTAAGCATCTCCACTTCTACCCGTAATTGTGTCAAATGTTTCTCCATTACTTCCTATAGCTAAATCAGTAAAACCTCCAGAATTATATTGAACAGCTATTTTTAACTGAACAGAAGTACCTAACAGGTCTCCCTCATCAGTTGCTCTTTGTAATTGAGGGAAAGTAATTGTTACCCTTACCTTATCAACATTTGTATTAGTAATCTGTCTAGTTACTGGAATATCTTTTGTTACTTCAACACCAACACTTTTTGTTGATACACTGCTATCTATATTTGGTATAGCAGTTTGACTATCCGTACCAAATCTAGGGTTAAAAGTTACATTTTGAAAGTTTCTATCTACATCTTCAATATCTGTAGAATCTGCTGAAGCTCTTATAACAGGAGTATCGTTTAAAAATACATCTTTAAGTGCAGCATTATTGTAGGCATCTGTACCTTTTGTTCTACCCTCTTTAGATGCAGTAGCAAAACCTTCTATTTCTCCTTCCGATATTAAATCTAAAAAAGTAGCATACTGTCTACTATGAAGATTATCAGGATCTCTAGTAGGTTTTGGAGGTGGATTGTTACCGCCTTTTGCACCTCTAATAATACGTTTAATGTCTGTCATGCTTGTACCTGTTCAGTATCTACAGAGGCACTGATTACAACCGATCCAGTGAATATTTCTCCGTAAACTATCGGTACTGGTGTGCCAGCCCTGTTTGTTTGTTGAATACCGTTAAAACTAAATGATAATCTAGGATCTTGTTCTGAATCAAAATCATCAAACTTTGGCAATGGAAACAATATATCACTTACACCAGATAAAGTTAAAGCTGCACCTACTCCAAACAAACCTTTTTGGATAAGACCTACTTTTGCAAGTCCTTTAGAAAAAGCAACACCCATTCCTGCCGAAGTTCCAAAAGACAAAAATGATAGACCAATTAATGCAGCACCTAAAAATATTTTTCCAAAACCTCTACCAGCACCACTAATGACAGGTATGAAATGTATATCTTCTTTACCTATAGGATGGCTTACCTCTGATTCATCTATCGCATAATTACCAACTTTTACTTGATAATATTTAGGGTTCATAAATTTATCTATCCCTTCAAAATTATTAACCAAAAAACTGACTGCACTAGCTAAAGTATCAGCCTTTACCTCAAACTCTTTATGCCCTACAAATTCTGCAAGTTCTCCATATAATTTTATTTTACGAAGCATAACGATACCTCTTTCCCGTACATTTTAGTAACCAAGAAGAATATGGTTCTCTACAAGATAGTCTATCGGTTAAATGATGTAATACTTCATCTCCAAGAAAAATAGCTACATGATTTAAAGTTGAATCTAAAATACTCATCAACAAAACATCTCCAGATTGTAGCTTTTCATCTGGCCTTAATTCTCTAAAACCTGTTCGCCAAGCATAGCTTTCAAACAGAGGATCTTTCATAAACTCTTCTGGAGTGATTGGTCTTTCGTAATCTTTTAACTCTATACCTTTTTCTTGTTTGTAATAATCCCTTACCAAACTCCAACAATCTGTAATACCCCATACCCATTGCCTACCAAGTAAAGGTGCTTCATAACCTTGTGGTTCGTAGTATCCCCATTTTTTTGTTTTTGGATTAACAATATGCCACG